GGAGCGATATCAGCAATAAGCTGTGCGGCTGTTTCTAAGCCTAATAATGATGTTAGCGCAATACCAATTGGATAGATTAATAGACCAACAAGAGCAAACCATGCCATCTTACGAATAGCATCACGTTGTGCGTCTTTGTCTTCTAATTCTTTACGCTTGAATTCAAGATACATAGCCTGTTCTTCTGCGGTAACTACGCCGTCACCATTTGTGTCAGCAGGATGATAACCTGCGCTTTTGAGTTCTTCTTCCATCGTTTTTATCCTTATTCTTATTATTATTGGTATATTTATACGATATGATGTGTTAGATTAGCTGAATTATACCATTAATAGCAGTTACCAATGTAGCTTTCAGCTTCATATCGCCTGCTAAGTCTTCAATTTCATTCAAGTTAGCAATATCCTGTAGAAGTTCTTTATATTCTTCTTCTGTAATATCACCATTTGTTTTACTCTCGGTTAAGTCAATAATAATCTGTGCTTGTTCTTCAACGTCAGCATCACCACAATTTAAAAGATTTTTAATTTCGTCTAACATTTTTATTTCCCTATTACGTCATACAATGATCTGATTCTACCTTCAGAAGATTCTCTATATGTTCTTGGACAATTGTCTCTATAATATATCTGATGATTTCTTTTCACTTCATGGATACCACATTTATATTCGCATCTACGAACGAGAACATTTTGTTGCCCATCCATAGGTGCCATTGTAGCACCAACCATTGCTAAGATACAAAGCATTAAAATCTACTCATAACAGCATCAGCAATTGTTTCACTTTGCTGTACCATTACTTTCTTTTTAAGTTTGCAAAAAACTACACTGTCTTTATCTTTTACTCTGTTGTAAAATGAATCTACTGTTTCTTTCATAGGAACAATCATTTCCTCAACATCAGAGGATCCTTTTGCTTCTGAGTAGAATAGAAACTTATTTACACTTGTTTGAATAGATTTTACTTGCGGTGCTTGGGTAGTTGAGCAGTCGAGTAAATCAACGGAACTTCTAACTTCAACAGCAAGGAGCGATTCGTTGTCGTCGTAAAAGCTAATAGAGGGAATGCCGCATCCAGTTAGCAACATTGTGCTTAGAATTATAGTAGCGATTTTCATTCTGCCTCTCCTCCTTCTTTCTTGGGTTCTTCTTCTTTTTTGCCTGTGATAGCATTCTCATAGTATATTATAATTGATTTTTGCTGTTCAATATATCTACGAATTTCTGCAACGTTAAGAGAAAGAGTTTCATATGAACGAACGCTTGTTGCATAGAATACCCATGGTTCACCCTCTTCTTTAGTGTACTTCTCTAGAAACTCATCAAAGTTTTCTTGTGTAACAACATAGAACGTTGGACTACCTAAAGTTACTGGCTTAGGACTAGACTGTAATGGTATTCTCTTTTCTACCATATTGTTCTGTACGACAATCTTTTCTTCTGGAGCTCGTACTAATGAACATCCACTAATTGCTATTGACAGCAGTAAGAGACTCGATATCTTTAAAGACTTTTGTAGTCGCATCATTTATTCTCCTTTCAATCAGTCCTGGTTTTTTTAAAGATAATTTTGTAAGATTATGTTTTTGAAACTTACTTAAAAGATCATCTTTGTATACTTCTGCTTTTTGAAGATTGGCTTGTAACTCTAAGTTCTGTGCTTCCATCTCTTTAGCAAATTTTTGAGTTTCTTGTAATGCGTCTGCATTTGCTTTAGCTACGCCTTCAAGTTTTGCATTATTTTCTCTAAGTGTTACAATGCGTTGTTGCATATCTTGATATTCATACCAAGCGCCAAACAGTACGGTACCGACAACACCAAAAATAATGATCATAGCATATAATTTAAACATTGATAGTCTATCCTCTTTGTTTCGCTCTTTCCGCTTCTTCTTCTAAGTGGTTCTTGAGCATTGTCACATATACTTCTCGTTCCCAAGGCATCATATTATCCAATTCAGTCAATGAGTATTTATGGTGTTGTACAAGTGCGAAGTTTAGCTGATACATGTTTGCTAGTGAATCATGACTCAGCCCTAGGTAAAAAAAGCGTCTAGTCCCTCCAGAACTATACTCTCTTCTTCACCACATTTTTCACACTTCCATGTTAACTCATGTCTTAGTTTTGGTAATGTTTGATACCAACTTATAAGCAATTCAAGTTGTGTCTGACTTAGATTATCAATCCAGTCGGACATATCCTGTAAAGTAAAGTCTGTATAAACTTCTTCGCTATCAAAGATATAATCAATATTATTAGCAACAAAACTATAAAGCGATTCAGGTTTATCGAAATCAATATCAACAATAGCATCAATTCCAGTTAATTTCATCTTGACACCAATCTCATCATTTATCATGATTTTGTCGTCTGGCATCTCATTACTCATTTTGATGTCATCGATCTTGATCTTAACTTCTGTTTTATGATGACACTCATTATCTTCTTTTTGATTTTGGTGTATCATCATAAGTTCTATAAGTTCTCCAACTGATCTTGCACGAAGTTGTAGAAATAGATACTCATAATCAAATGTTGCTATTTTATTTACATCAAAATCTTCATTTAAGACGCAATTGGAGATGATTTGTTTTGTTGATATAATGGTATCTTTTAAATCATTACTCTCTAGGGCCATAAGAAGAATCTTTTCTTCTTTTACCAGAAATGGTCTAAATCTAATCTCTTCGCCAGTTGATGGTAATGTACATTTATATTCAGGTAAAGACAACTGTGGTAAAGGCATAATTTATTCTCCAGTCAATTTAAAAACTCTTTTTAATAATTCCAAATGGTGTTCTAATTGCCGCATTAGTGCCACCCTTGTTAATAGTGAAGTTACCAAGACCTGTTGTAAGTCTTGCTTGTAATCCTTTTGGCCCAATAGACAATCCAAATCCAATTCCGGATGCACTTGCGCCTTTAAATTCTGCACGATAATTTCTGTATGAGAATGTTACGGGCAATTTGGCAACATCGTCAGTTCCCCACGACATAGGAATAGCACCAACACCAATAGGATATGCACCATTTAACTTATATATCGACTGTAAATTGCCACTAGAACCATATTGACGAATTTCAACAACACCAACATAATCATCGTAATAATAAGAATTGAATTTTTCTAATCCATTTCCTGTGTAATCATATCCTGTTCCTTGAATAGCATTTTGCCACTCTTCAAAGAACTTCTTTTCTCTCATGTCTTCACTTAATATGATTGTAATGTTAACATCAGAATATATCTGACCATAAGGCATTTTAATGAGAGGACCATAATTCTTGTGTTTATAATCAGCAGTTGTCAAAAATCTTCCAGGAATATCGACAGCATCGATTCTAGAAGTCATCCCACGATCACTTCCTCCACCAAATAAAAGGTCTTTTACAAATGATTTGATTTTGTTTTTGATTGCATTGACTAAACCACCAGCCTGTTTAGGCTTTGGTTCTTTTGGACCAGAAACATAAACTTCGAAATGCGATGTTTTCGCAATACCGCCTTTAGATAGTTCTGATGAGAAATCGTTAATATTAAATGGCATTAGACCTTTTTCCTACTCTCTTTCCAAACTTGTTGTTTAGACATACCTTCAAATCTTTCAACTGGTAAGAATAATGCAATGTCCCATTCAGCGGAACTCACTTCAATAAATCTTGAACGAACATGAGCGTTGAGATATTTTTTAAATGTTGGCTTAAAATATTTATACTTTGATGCCGATCTTAGAACATCATAAGATAGTTCTAATTTTGTTCTTTCATCGTATCTTTCATTTGTAGACAAATCATATAATGCATCCATTAGTTTCGCACGAAGTTTATATGGAAGATAGTGTAAGTTAATTCCTGTAAAGCCACCAGGAACGTTGTCTATCTTGAATATAAGAGGAAATCTATCATAATATGGTAATGTCTTCTTATTCTTAGGGTCATAAAAGAACATATACATCTTGCCAACAGTTGCCCTTGTCTTAAGACGACTTACATCTTTACCAAGTGCATTTGGATTAGTTCTTGATGAACCAGCTTGATCACGAAACCAGTCTCTAGAACTCTGGGTTCTTGCAGGAACTTCTCCTGAACGAACGCCTCTAGCCAATATGTCGTCAAAAATCGATGCCATCAATATTCTCTTTTTTCTAGTAAATCTGAATAAAATATCAGTATAATGCTATTTATACTTCTTTCCATAAAGTTCTTTCTCTGTAAGTATCATAAATTTCCACTTACGATCAGCGCAAAACTCTTGTGCCGCCTTCCATTTAGAAGAATTTTTACCCCACTCTTGTACTTCGTATAAATAGTTCTTAGTAATTCTTTTTTTGGGTTTAGGCTCTTTTGTTTGCGCATATGGCTTTACTTCGATCATTATTGTTTCAATTTGATCGTTTTTATTCTTTACACGAATAATGAAGTCAGGAAAATATCGATGCCAACGTCCATCAATAGGTGATTTATACGGTACTATAACTTCTTCCGAACTCCAGCTTAATATACTGGGATTCAGATCAAAGTATTTCATACAGTTTAGTTCCCATAAACTTCTATAAATAATGTTAGTTGGATTGCCCTTGTATTTTGAAGGATACTTTGGGCGAAATTTACCACGATAAGCCATAGGAATATTTATATGTCATTAAAAAGTCTAGGAAATTCTATTAAAGGTAGAGCAACTAATGCCGCATTAGGTGCGGTTAATAGGTCTATCTCTAATAAATTAAACTCTTTATTAGGCAACAACTTAGCAGGAAAGAGTAAATCAAGTCCTCTGGGTAAATTATATAAAAGTAAAAACTACGAAGATTTAACTTTTCCGTTAGATTTAGATGACGAACACTTCATGCTTATCAAAGTAATGGAACGTAAAAGATCAAATGCATTCAGCAAAGGTGAACTGAATGTTGTAAGAAATATCGCATTTCCTATTCCTTCAAATTTAACTTCATCATATGCGGCACAATATCAGAATGAAAAATTAGGCGCCGCTGGTGCGGCAGCCGCTGGCGATTTAAATGCCGCAAACGTAGGAGAAGCAATGTCCTCCCTAGGTGATATGATTTCGCAAGGATTTAGCGCAGGTGGTTCTGCTGTCAAGAACTTAGACTCAGATGCGGCTGTTGGTGCGGCAGGTGCGGCTTCCCCACTTGTTGCTGGTGGTGCTGGTGCGGCTGCTGGTGGACCAATCGTAGCGGCATTGGCTGGTGGTGCGCTTGCTGGTAATGTTGGAGCTGGTGTATCTAAGAGATTAGGACTTGCTGTCAATCCACATATGGCAGTTGTGTTTCAAGGATTAGACTTCAGATCACATAGTTTTGAATATAAATTTATGGCAAAAAGTCAAGCCGAAAGTATTGCTCTTCAGCAAATTATTGATGGATTTAAATATCATATGCTTCCATCATACAGCCCAGGTAAACTCGCATTTCAATATCCTGATGAGTTTGAAATCGAATTCTCAGAATTACACAAGCCATGGTTATATGAAATTGGAACATGCGTATTAAGAGGTTTCAATGTTAATTACAATGGAGAAGGTACACCATTATTCTTCGAACAAACTGGTGCACCTGTTTCTGTTAGTATAACATTAGATTTCCAAGAAACGAAACTTCAAACTCGTGACAATTTCGACAAAGGTTCTTTAAGGAAATAATATGTCAAACTATTTTAGTTCATTCCCCACAGTATCACACGATCTTGAGAATGATGGATCTCATGTGACGCTTACTAACATCTTAAGAAGATTCAAGTTCAGAACGTTTGCGGAATCTATAGGCTCTATTTTCTATGATTATGAAATACAGTATGGCGATAGACCAGATATTCTAGCAGAGAAGTATTATGGTGATGGAGACTATGCTTGGGTAATTCTACATTTTAATGGCATTCAAGATGTTCGCTTTGATTGGCCACTGTTCAACGAACAGTTTGAGAATTTTATTCGTGGTAAATATGGAAGTGTTCCTGCGGCACAAGCACAGGTAAAAGCATATTACTATATTCAAACACCTGCAAGGGTTTTAAATAGTGGTGTCAGCATTCAAGAGAAACTTCTAGAAGTTGATCTTACAACATATAACTCATTGGATCCATCTCGTCGTAAATTTGTTACAGCTTTTGACTGGGAAGAAGAACAGAACGAATTAAAAAGAAATATCAAAATACTTGACGAAAGATATTTAGAACAGATTAATGACGAAGTAACTTCGATTCTTAGAGGATAATTATGGCCAAAGGATATAGAAATCCAGGTGATGTTGAGTTAAAGACATTCACACTAATAAGCACACGTGGTGAGGTCATTGACTGTAGCAAACTCTATAGAGAATGGAATGTTTATCAAGACTTATCATCACATTACTTGACGTTAGATGTCGTGATGTTTGATGCTGGTGGTATTTTAAATAGTATCGAAGGTGGCTTCACTGGCGGTGAAGTTCTCGTAATAGCATATAAGACTGGTGGACCAAAAGATAAAGTCGAATATAAGACTCATGCCTTTGCCATTACTGATCTAACAAACAGACAGACTGTTGACGAAAAAAACGAAATTTATATGTTAAGCGGCATATCGATAGAATCATTTAATACGATTGATCAAAAAATATCAAGAGCATATGGACCAAACTTGATTAGTAAAATGGTTGATAGTATGTGTAAAGAATTCTTTTTTAAACCAACTCAAACATTGTATAAATCGATAAACGACGTTCTTAAAATAAACATCAATAAAAAGTATAATATTGAAGAGAGTAAGAGTTTACAAAAATACGTTGTACCTAATGTCAGAGTTGATGATATCATCGATCAGTTATGTAAAGAAGCAATATCAAATAAAGACGTTTCTCATTATATTTTCTATGAAGATACTTCTGGCTATAATTTTGTTGACTTGAATAGTATTGTTCTTAAAGAGCCAAGATACACATTATCATATGCACCATCAAACTTTGATGAGGGTGATAATAATGCTCAAGCAGAGTTTACAGATCCATTAAAGATAATTTCATATACAATTATCAAAGAAGGTAATGTATTTGATAATATGATGAGTGGACTATACAAGTCAAAGACTATTGCTCTTGACATTCTAAGAAAGAATAAAACGGAGACTATTTATGACTATACGAAGTTTTCGCCAAAATTTAATAAATTACAGCCGTTCTTAGTTCCAGGTGACTCAAAAAGTACGGCCATTGTAGATTTAATGACATCCAGAAATGGCCATGATTCAGATCCGTTCTTTAACAATGAATTGCCACTACCAAAGAAAACAGTTACAAATACATCAAAAAGAAGATCATATTTCAAACACTTAACTAATCGTGTACTTTCTGTTACTATTCCAGGAAACTCTGAAGTATTAGTTGGCGACGTTATATATCTTAGCATTCCATCAGCAACAAACTTAGATGGCTTCAAAAATAAAGAAGATAAATATCTTAGTGGAAAGTATATTGTAAGCAAAGCAAGACATAAGCATATAGAAGAAAATTTCACTACGTTTCTAGAATGCATCAAAGATACGGGAATTAAAGAATAATGTTAAAGTTCACAGAATATCTATCAGAGGGTGTAAATGACCCTGCAATCTTCAAAGCAATATTTCTTGCTGGTGGACCTGGCTCTGGTAAATCATTTATCGTAGGCAAAACTGCTCTACCTGCACTTGGTATGAAAGTTGTAAACTCAGATGATGTATTTGAAAATGCAATGAAGAAAGCGGCTATGGTAATGGATCCTGAGTCTATCTTTAGCGCACAAGGACAAATGATTCGTAACAAGTCAAAAGCATTGACTGCCAAAAAACTTGAACTGTATCTTACAGGTCGTTTAGGATTAGTTATTGATGGTACAGGTAAAAACTTTGATAAGATAGCACGACAAAAGAAGAATCTTGAAGCCCTTGGATATGAAACTTCTATGATATTCGTAAATACAGACTTAGAAACAGCTTTACAAAGAAATACTAAAAGAGCACGTAGTTTGCCAGATGAAACCGTCACAAAGATGTGGAAAGACGTGCAAGCTAATATTGGTAAGTTTCAATCAATTTTTGGCCGTGGATTATTGATCGTAGATAATTCGGATGATGCTGACTATGAAAAGGCTACAATGAGAATTTACAAAGATATGTCAAAATGGACTAAACAAGAGCCTAAAAATTACATAGCTAAAAAATGGATTAAACAGCAAAGAGAAGGAAGCTAAAATGCCTCTACCTAAAAAGAAACAATTTATTCAAGAAGTTGTCGAACCACAAATTCAAATTCCAGTTGAACCACAAATTCTTCAGGAAATTGTAACAAACGAAGTTGTTTGCGCAAAATGTCTCGATGGCGAAGAATGCATTGACGGCGAGTGTGTTTGCGGTGAATAATGCAAAATTTTATAGGGAAAAATAGTTTTGTTTGGTTCGTTGGAGTTGTTGAAGACCGTAACGACCCTGTATACCTTGGTAGGTGTAGAGTCCGTTGTTTCGGTTGGCACACCGATGATAAAGACCAGATACCTACTGAGAGTTTGCCATGGGCAACTCTCGTCCAAGACTCTACCTCTTCAGCTATCAGCGGAAAAGGTAGAAGTCCAACGGGAATTCTTGAGGGATCTTGGGTTGTAGGTTTCTTTATGGATGGGGAGCGTGCGCAAGAACCAGTCATTCTTGGTACAATTGCGGGCGCACCATCTTCTTATGGAGATCCAACAAAAGGATTTAATGACCCTAATCCTAGAACAAGTGATACAACAAAAAGTGTCTATCCTACATATATCAACGAAAGTGATGTAAATGCAAGAGCAAGAGGCCAAGGCAGAACACTCAGACCGACTGACAGTACAATTAATGAACCTGCTGATCCGTATGATGCGCAATACCCATATAATCATGTTTACCAATCAGAGAGCGGACATCTAATTGAGATTGATGATACGCCCACACACGAACGAATCCATATAAAGCATAAGTCTGGAACTTTTGTTGAAGTTCATGCAAATGGAGATGTTGTTACTCACCATAGTAATGGATGGAGAAGTGTGACTGGTAATGACAAACTACATATTACTGGTGACTTAGACGTTTATGTAGATGGCAATGTCAATTGGACTATTGGTGGAAATGAAAATAGAACTATCCTGGGAACGAAAACTGAGACAGCAAATACTGCTAATCTAACCTATCAGAATGGATTGCAGACATATGTCACTGGTGATGTTGTTGCTGATAGCATATCACTCGTTAATCATACTCACGCTCAGAATGATGGTAATGATGCCGGTGGTGGAACAGATACTAATTCACCAACCAAGTAATCATTATAAATAGTTATTCTGAAAGGGTACACCCTATTATACTGAATTTTATAACAAATGTCAAGGAAAAAATTATGAATAATCATGATAATTTAGTAAATCTTTTTGAAACATACATTTCTGAAAGTGAAAAGTTCTCTAGTGGTAATAAATCCGCTGGAACAAGAGCAAGAAAAGCACTTGCTGAAATCTCTAAATTCTGTAAAGAACGTAGAAAAGAGATTCAAGAATCTAAAAACGCCTAATAAATAGGGCAGAGGTATAACGATGGCAATCAAAAAAGAAGCAAGACAACAAGAATACTACAGCGACTTAGACCTTGCTTTTTTGGCGCATCCAGTCACTGGTAAGCTAACTAAGAAGACAAATCGTAATGCCGTCAGACAATCAGTAAAGTCTTTGATTCTTACTGACTTTTATGAAAGACCATTTAGACCCAATATTGGATGTAATGTTCGTGCAATGCTATTCGAACAATTTACACCAGTTACAAAACAAAAA